TGGCTTCTTAACTGTCCATATATGTAGTCTCTCTCTTCTTGAGTTTCAGGCATGTCATTAATAATGATAGACATACTTGGGCTAAAGCCATTACGAACCGAGTTTAGCTTCCAGTTGCTAAGTTCGTAATCCAGAGAGATGTAGTTGATTGCTCCCCAATAGTTAGGCTTAGAGTAGTAGTTAAACCCAGAGGAGTAAGGGTGGTACACAAAGATCTGTGAACCTTCTGGATTTCTTGGATCGTATGCTGCTAATTCTACTATTTTATTCTCGTGCTTTCTTGTGTTGTTCCAGTCGTTAGAATAGTACCAAGAACTAATACGTCCAAATTCGTTCTTACGCCCGGCTCTTAACTTGGACATATCCACGTGTTCAGCGTGTGCTATAGTCTGTCCGTCGTTAGACCAAACTACATTCATTGCCCACATATTATACAACCAGTAGTCGTCTATGATTGCTCTCAGAGTCTGCTCCTGTCCTAAATGAAACTGTTCGATGTTCTGTCCATCTTCTAATCCCGTACCGTAAGTGTATAGGTTCTTTCTCTGTAAGATAGCATTATGAACAGCAGAACTATCTCTTAACCTAATAAGGAAGTCCGCCATCTTATTATCAGATCCCCACGAAATGTATTCTTTCCCGACAATCTGGAATTCTTTCCATTCTGGAATGTTAAGCTCTTCCTTGCTAAAGGAATAAATAGTCTTTTTCTTTTCGTTATTCATCATAAACGTAATATGTTGGCCCTTGGTCGTAAGTGTATACGTTGTTATATATCGCTCCTTCTACACGGGCTTTTCCGACCCAAATTTGGAATTCTGTTGTATCTGCTTGGTCTATTATCGCTTCGGCATCTACGATGAACTCTGCATTTAGTTCTAATGGATCACAATTAAATGTCGTAACCACACTAACTGTAAGCGGGGTACTTACGATACAGTCGTCGTTCTGACGTAATTCTAGGATCTGTGCCTTATAACCTCCTTGCTCCAGAAAACTTGGATCGATACTAAATGTGTAATAGTCTGCTGAGGTCGATGTATTGATTAGATCGAATTCTTCTACAGAGAAGTCATCGAGCTTGGTCATTTTCAGAACAAACCTTGGTGTAGGGTCATTTGATAGCAATTTATCCCTTAAAACTATGCTAAAGGTCCCTGAACTCTGGGTGTTATCGAAGACTATCATACAACTAAATATGTTTTGTTGGGGTATTTCTGAAAAATAAAAAACCCACCACCCGTGAAGGTGATGGGTTATTTTAAGTGAGCTATTAGGCTACTGTTGAGTTGATCAAGTCAGTCCAACCGGTAGAAGCTACGAAAGCAGAGTCTAAGGTTAGAGGTGGATCTTGTTCCACTCCACGGAATTCTAATGAAGCTCCGTTTCTGTCTCCAGATGCTACACCTGAACCGCCTTCTCCACCGTTGATGTCAAGACCGCCAGATTCTCCTAAATAAACGTATTCGCCAGTCTTAAGCTTAACCACGGCTACGAGGTTATTTTCAGCCAAAGATTTGATTACGTATCTTAGAGTTGGGTTATAGTCGGTAAAGACTACGGTAAGAAGAGTCTCATAGAATAGAGATCCGTTTTGAATGTTTGCATTCGGTGTTGCGGTAAAGCTTGAGGTTTCTTGAATTTGTTTAAATTCGAAGAATACGCCCGTTGCGCCCGCTGTCATTGAGTTGATAGCTTCGTCGGAAGTACCAGCTCCGGTAACGCCTACAGCTGTAATATTATCGGAATTGCTAAAATATACTGTTTCAACACCACCGATGATTTTACAAGCTCCTGCTGCGTTACGCCCTTTCGTAAGATTTGAACATGCCATGTTATCGTCGTTTTAATTTTTTAATTTAATCCCCCCGGTTTTACCCAGGGGGACTTTGAATAATTTTCCTTCTTATTCTTAGAAGTTGGTTACAGCGTACTGGCCGAACAAGTGGGCTGCGCCTACTTTATAACGGCTGATGAAGCGGACCTCGTCATTATCTCTCGAGTAGAAAAGCTCGAAAGTTGAGTAGTCAGACACGAGGTCTGTTCCCCAGTAGATGTAACGGGCGTCTACCAATGCAACACAATCGTTAGAATTAACAGCTGCTGCATTTGCGCTTGATCCTTGGAGACCGTACGTTCTTACCACTCTTACGTTAGAAGATGGGAAGAAGAAGTTACCAGCAACCAAAGTATCAGGAGCAACGTGGAAGTAGTTACCAGCGAACAAAGCATCTACAAGTACTTGGTAGAAAGCAGGAGACACGAACATAACTCTTGAGTCAGAGTCAAGTACGTCAACGTCTTGTGCTGCGATCATAGTTTGTACTGAAGAGATGATGTTAGTACTGTTCCAAGCGGTAGCACCGGTAGCAGCAACTACTCTTGTACCGTCAGCAGCAAGATCCTTGATCAAGCCATCAACCAAAGCCAAGTTACCAGAACCGGCTACGGTATCACCTTGCCAGTACTGCTTAGAGATGATCTTAGAAAGAGCCTTAGCTTTTTCTTCTGAAATGTACTGCTCAAATGGTACTTCAGTTAGGATTGAACCTGGGTTCAACGCCAATTGAGTGTACTTAGACTCAAGTGCGTATGAATCCAAGATTTCATTTACCTTACACTTGTCAACTGACAGAGTCACTTTTCCAAGAGTGGTAGATCCAGATGCACCGAATCCAGCAGAACCAGTTTGAACTGCCATGTTTGATTCGAGAGTGTGGATATCTTCAGCAGACTTAATGCCAGGCATTACCTGAACGTAATCTGCGGTAGGATCAGACAAGATAGCCTTAGAAATAAGATCTAATGACTGCTCGTTAGTGTAGTCGGCCAAGCCTGAAACTACGTAGTTAAAGTCAAAACTTTTTTTCATGATTAGAATTTGTTATTTTATTAGTTATTGCGGAGAGCTTTGATAGCCTCGATGCGAGCTGACATTACATCAGTTGTGTTATCTGATGAGAAGGCAGTTTGTGAGATAGACTTACTAGAAGGTGACTTTTTGAACTCTTCGAAGTTCTTAGAAAATGCCTCTTGTGACTTAGCCATTTCCATAAGAATAGCAGACATTTCATCCATCTGCTTCTTCATCTCCTCGGTAGCTTCTGCTACTTTGTCCTCTACGATAGAGACAATTTCTTCTGCGATAGCTTGTGCATCTTCAGGAGTGACATCAGAAGGAGTAGCTTGGTCGATAGCTTCTTTAGCCTCTTCGACGATTTCTTCTCTAACGTCTCCCACTGCTTCAGCAGCTTCCTCGTTCATAGCCTCTTCTGTAGAAGTCTCTTCTGCAGCAGGCGCATCGGTTTCTCTGATTTCCAATACTCTACCTTCGTCGTCAGTGACAATTGTTCTGCCATCCTTGAGAGTATGCTCGCCTGCTGGCGCTGGCATCTCTCCGTCAGGAGTAGACACAAGAATCATCGATCCAACTTCCAAAGCGTCAGAATCGGTCTTAATCATAGAACCATCGTTTAATTCCAACATCTCAAATCTATAAGATGAAAGAACCTCTTTGATTTTAGTTAAAACATTCATGTTTAAGTAATTTTTTTTCGTTTATAAAACAATTATAAGTATGGCATTTAGCAATTTTTCCTGTTTTAAGGCTGGGTATCAGAGATAGCCTCGATCCGACTTGGTCTAATCCAAGTTAGGACCTCAGCATAAATGATTCCTAGCATTCCTTTAATACGGTCCTGTGTGTGAACCTTGTACCAATCACCTCCGTACAAGATCCACTTTCCTACATAGTTGTAGTTTGGTTTTTTACAGTTGCACATTCTTAAGTATCGAATCAGCTTTACGTCCAACAAACTCTCCTGAAGGTCTCCAGTTACCTTCAGCATCTTCAGTGTAGATCTCTATAATGTAGCCGGGGTTATCTGGTGTTCCGGTTACTTCAAAGTCCCTGCCTGGTACTTTCTTAGATCCTTCTCTAACAATCTCACGGATACGACCACGTGGGTTTTGGTCTGCTGTCTTCCAGCTAACCTCATCTCCTACCTTTAGGTCTTCCACAGCAGCAAAGCGTAAGTTGTACTGCATAGCTATATCTCTTAAGAAATCAGAAATGATTCTACGCTCTGTGTAGTTGTAGGTAGCAAATTCTTGTGCACTTCCTTCCCACTCTGTGATGCACACTGCATATCTTTGGTCCTCATTAGGGAATTCACCTTGTAGACCTGACATGCAACGTCCGATGTAGTCTTCTTTAGACTCGCCGGGGTTAACGCTAACAAAACCTAGTTGGGAGATTGGCTTCCTAATAGCATCTGCTGTTGCTCCTGGCTTGGTGTACTCAGGTAACCCGCCAGTTTCCCAATTCATTTCCTCTTCTGTGGTTTTTGCCTTAATAGCTTCTTCGTAATCCTCATGGCTTTTACCGGGCATGTAGATTAGAATGTCTAACTCCTCGTCGTAGTGGGAGTGTATCTCTCCGTTAAGTCCTATCTCTTTAGAACGCTTAATAGCAAGTTCTGCATTTTCGTAGTAGTCGTTCTCGTTTAGTTCTACCAAGAATAGGATCTGGTCTAACTGAACCTTTTCTTCTTGTGACAGACCGCTGTACAGTTTGTTCCACTTCTTGCGAACGTTCTTGTACTTTCTCTTGTAAGCAGCAAACGCTTTCTCGTACTTTTCTTTGCCCAATAAGAAATCTCCTTGTACTGAAAATCCGTTGTACTTACCATCCTTAACCTCGGCCCAGACCTTATCGTCCATGACTCTCATCTTTGTCATCCACGTACCGATAGGCAAGTCTTTAAATCCGTACTTACGATATGCCTTGTCGTACTCGTCCTCTATTAGCCAGGACTCCATCAGATAGATGTCCTTGGTAAAGTTGTCCTTATGATCCGTGTTCTGCTTAGACGCCTTATCGTGTTTCAAGAATAACTCGGCTGCTTTAGCAATAGTTTCCTTGGTGAAATAAACATAATAAATCTCGCCTGCTTCGTTACGGGGGATTCTCATTTCAGGCACCATAACAGGACCAACAACTATACGCTGTTCGTCATCCTCGAAATAGTACTTGGGTTTTTCCTTAGAGAAGTACATGAAGTCTCTTTCAATAGCTGGCTTGTCTACCAGGGAGATAGACTCCAACATTGCTTCTTCATTTTCATCTATAAGGAGTTCGATGATTTTGTATACTGATTTAAACATATTCATTAAGTTATTTGGGCTCTTCTTTGTAGGTAAGCATCATTGTCTAATCCTTCTTGTATTTCTGTAGAGACGACGTATGCTTTCGGCGGGGTAGCTAATCTTTTTTCTATTCTCATTAATATCTGTGATAGGTCTGGTCCGTTACTAACCATACCTCCATCTGCGAAACGTCTGCCTGTATTATTTATCTGCTCTAATAACGGCAAAAATGCGCTTGTAGAAGCAGCGTTGACCACGTACTCTCCATTGGATAGTCTGGCGCTTATGGAATCAGATGTTCCTGTACCAGGCCCAGAAACATAGCCACCATCGGCAAACTGAGTACGGGAACCACCCTCACCTCCACCGCTGCTTATACCTGCCAAAGCAGCATCCGCCTGGGCATAAGCTGTGTTACGTGCTTTAATAGCTGTTGCTATTTGTAAACCTCCAGTAATTGCTATCAGCCCCGCTGCGGCAGCACCAGCTA